TATAACTGTATAATTACTTAAATGTATATAAACATTTAAATGTAACATTATAAATGCCTGTTCATTTATAATTAAATATTCGTAAATATAAAATAGTCCTTGACAATGCGTAGAAAATCGGTAAAACTATACACAGACAATGTAATAGAAAATTTCTATGAAGCTATTCGTACTAACACTGTAAGTAAATTACATATTCCCCACAGTGATGTCTTCTATGTACGTAATGCTATTGAATCTCGTACTGGAGAACGGTATACCCTGAAGCATGTAGAGGACGCTATGAAAGCTGAAGGATGGTTAAAAGAGGAAGATACAAATGGCAAATAAATTAAAGACACCAACTGCTGCTCAAAAGGGACTCAAGAAGCTACCAACCCCTGTACGAAATAAGATGGGCTACATGAACAAAGGTGGTGCAGCTAAAAAGAAGAAGAAGTAAGTGCGTAACTACAAAAAAGAATACGCAACCTACGATGGATTACCCAAAAGGAGAAAAGCTCGTGCTGCGAGAAACAGAGCGAGAAGAATCCTAATGAACGAAGGCAAAGTAAAGGTAGGCGATAACAAGCAAGTTGACCACAAAAACATGCGACCTACCGATAACAGACGTTCCAACCTACGTGCTGTTTCTGCCAAAAAGAATATGTCACGGCAACCTGCGAGGAAACCGAGGAGAAAGTAACGAGTGTCTTATTTACAAAGTAACGTACCCTACTTTAAAGCGTGGGTACGAAGAGAGTATACAACAAATTTTCAAAGATATCACGGTGAGTTTTTACATTGTATGGTAATAGCCGTAACATCAATGCCGAATAGATGTCTATCGTTTCAAGTGATCTTTACAGGTTACGAAGCCGATGACACAGAAGAACAAAACATACACGGTGGGGCAATGTGGGCGAGAATGCCCATTACTGCATTAGTAGGTGACTCCCCAGTAGATGAATGGGCGAAAGAGTTACCTTCGTACATCGCACAGCCTTGGGACTGCATGTCTCACGATCACAGTGTATATGTTTTAAACAGGGCAACTCCTGCACCTTGGATAGCAAAAGTTGATGGAGAGTTCTACCCTGCAAAGTATTATTTTACTGTAGACTACACATACAGTGAGATAGCCGATGATCCTGCTCAACATAAACAGTCACACGTATTAGAGTTAATGAACGCAGGAGAGTACACAGGTAACATTGTTGCGTTACCTAACAATCGAGTACGAGTAACACACCCTGCGTGGTTTGAGACAGGGACAGGATCACCAGACTTTTTACCAAGTCAAAGAGTGTTCCATTCGAAACAAGAGATTGAATATGTCTGGGATACAGGCAGAGTGTTTAACAATCTCTATGCAAAAGAAAAGGATCAAGACGATGGCAATGATGAAGAAAAAAGGAATGGCTAAAGGTGGCATGAAGAAAAAAGGCTACGCTAGAGGTGGTGCTACCATGATGATGAAGAAAAAAGGTATGGCTAAAGGTGGTAAAGTAGGCGGCAAGATGACACTTGCTAAACTACGAGCCGAAGCCAAAAAGATGGGTTATAAACTCGTAAAAATAGCGTAATGGCGAAGTCAACTGTAAACAAAGCCGGGAACTATACCAAACCTACTATGCGAAAAAACCTGTTTAATCGTATAAAATCAGGGAGTAAGGGTGGTAATCCCGGTCAGTGGAGTGCCAGAAAAGCTCAACTACTTGCTTCCCAGTATAAAAAGAAGGGTGGGGGCTACAAATAGTGGCTGATCCTAAAGTAGGAACAGGTAAAAAGCCAAAAGGTAGTGATAGAAGACTCTACACGGATGAGAATCCTAAAGATACAGTAAGTATCAAGTATGCAACGGTGCAAGATGCAAAAGAAACTATTAGAAAAGTTAAGAAACTTAAAAAATCCTATGCGAGGAAGATACAAATCCTCACCGTTCTTGAGCAACGAGCTAAGTTTGCAGGAAAAACTGAGCAAGCTGCCCTTGCAAAGAAGGCGAAAGAGCAATTAAGGAGACAACATGGCACTAGCAAAAAGCCAAAGAAGTCTTAAATCGTGGACAAAACAAAAATGGAGAACAAAAAGTGGTAAACCCAGTGGGAAAACTGGAGAACGCTATCTTCCAACAGCTGCAATCAAGGCTTTATCACCCCAAGAGTACGCAGCAACAACTAAAGCTAAAAGAAAAGGCAAGGCAGCAGGAAAACAATTCGTTAAACAGCCTAAAGGCATCTCTAAAAAAACGAGAAGTTATAGAAAAGTTACATAACGTAGGATATTTTACAGGAGAATAAAAATGGCAATACCTCTAATACCTGCTGCTTTATTAGCAGCTTTAAAAGTTGGAAAAGCAGTAGCCCCATTAATTAAAAAGTATGGAGCAAAAGCTGTAAAAGAAGGAAAGAAACATCTCAAAGACTTAAAAACGAAACAATCCCCGGGGTCTAAAAAAGTAGAACCTGCCGTGCTAGGACAGCAAGTAACTAGAAAAGTTAAAAGAAGAATTACAGCTACAGCAGGTTTAGCAGGAGCTGCAGGATACACAGCTTTAAAAGTATCTGAAAAGAAGAAGTTAAAAGAAACTGCTAAAGCTAATATGCGAGCAGGATACTATCAAGCTTTAGTAGATAAAGTAGTTAGTGAAAATAAGAAGAAAGTAAAAGACCCTCTTAAAAAACCAAAAGAGATTGATAAGATAGGTGCAGTTAGAAAGCCACTCAAAAAACCTAAAGGCATGAAATGATAGTTAAGGCGTGGTTTATAGTAGCCGTAATGTCTGGTGTGTACACAGATGGAACAAAAGATATATTTATATTTCAACATCCTGAAGATCACGGACACTTTCATAATGCGTCCATGTGCCAAAGTTTTATAGGAGATTATCCTTTTGATCTTGCTAAAGCATTAATTAATGAGTTTGGCAATAGACCACCAGAACAAATTATGTGTGTACCTGAAGAAACTGTTGAGATGTTTATGGAACAGGGTGGTAAAAATGGAGAACCTACCTAGTGTTGTATGAGCCTACATGTGACGTTTGTGGGCATCACATAGAAGATGATAAGTGTGAGTATTGCAAACATACAGGTGACAATGGTGACTGGGTAAAGGAAGTTATAAAGGATAAAGATAAAAATGACTCCAGAAACACTTGACAGATGGCAAATACTTCCAAGACTTATGATGCTAGTGATGACAGGCGTTTATATACGCTGTATCGAATGGGCTTTGAGTCAGCCAGAGTTGACAACACAACAAGCAGGTCTGATATCCGTGATTACTGGGGCGATGACAGGATCTTTCGCTATATGGATGGGAGCAGAAAAAGCCGAACCCAAGATAATGGAGAGGGAAGAACGATGAGAAGGTATTTTAAAAGACTATGGTGTGCATTGTGGAACAAGAAGTGCCATGATGAGTGTGACTGCGTATAATGATAGGAACGATACTTAGTTCAGTAACGAGTTTAGCATCTTCATACATAGATGGTAAGACAGCCATACAGAAGGCTGAAGCTACTATCAAGATGAAAGAAGCTACAGGTGAGATAGACTGGGACTTAGCTGCTATGAGGGCATCCCAAAGCTCATGGAAGGACGAATGGCTGACTTTGCTATTCAGTATTCCTCTGGTCTTGAGCTTCATGGGAGAGTGGGGCAGGGGTATAGTAGCAGATGGATTCACTGCTTTGGCAGGTATGCCACAGTGGTATCAAATTGCGTTAGGAGCTATCGTATCGGCTAGTTTTGCCACACGGTCTGCAGGTAAGTTTTTTAATAAGATGAAAAAATGACAGCTAAATTTTTAGAACATAAAACTGTAGACAAAACTAAGAAATCTAAAAAGGGTAAAAAGGTAGCAGGAGCTATCAAAGATGAAATGGTTGACCCTATACGAAAGTTTATTAAAGAAAGAAACTTAGACAGATTAAAAAAATCTTTGCAAGAAGAATATATGAAAACAGTAAAAGATAGGAAAAAATATGGCGTTTAAACTTAGTGGTAGAAGTTTGGGAAAACTAGAAGGTGTACATCCTGATCTTGTAGAAACTGTAAAGGAAGCTATAAAGGTGTCACTCGTAGACTTCGGAGTGATCTATGGAGTACGTTCCCTAGCAGAACAGCAGAAATTATATGACGCAGGACGCTCACAAACAATGAAGTCTCGCCACCTTGTGCAGGAAGATGGCTACGCACATGCTGTCGATTTAATGGCGTATGATGGTAGTAACCCAAGTTGGGACATCGTGATGTACGATGACATTGCCGATGCTATGCTTATGGCAGCCAATAAAACTGGAGCTAAAATTTGTTGGGGAGCAGCTTGGCAAATAGACGATATTACCTCATGGGACGGCACTATGGAAGATGCGATGAACGCATACATAGATTTACGTAGGAGTCAAAATAGGCGGCCATTTATTGATGGTCCTCATTTTCAACTTAGTTAAGGGTATATAATGGCAGGGGTAAAAAGAAAAAATCCAGATGTTATGAAGGGCATCACCATTAAGAGTGGTCTTAAACGTCCTACGGACAAAGGGGCAGGATTATCAAAAAAAGCAACAGAAATAATTAACAAAAAAACTGGTGGTAATTTACAAACAGCCGTTACAGGTAAAGTAAAGCCCGGAAGTAAAGCAGCTAAAAGAAGAAAGTCTTACTGTGCAAGAAGTGCAGGACAGATGAAGAAGTTTCCTAGCGCAGCAAAGAATCCAAACAGTAGACTGCGACAGGCAAGAAGAAGGTGGAAGTGTTAATATGGCTAGACAACTAACAGAAAAACAACAGAAGCTACTCAACGTGCTTTTTGACGAAGCAGGTGGAGATGTAGTGATGGCTAAAAAACTTGCAGGATACGCTGAAACATCTAGCACTACAGATGTAGTGAAGGGTATCAAAGAAGAAATACTTGAAGCTACACAAGAGTATATGGCGAGAAATGCTCCACGAGCTGCTGTTGCTATTGCAGGAGGACTGCTTGATCCTACAGAGTTAGGAATACGTGACAAACTATCTGCAGCAAAAGAGCTACTTGATAGAACAGGACTTGTGAAAACAGAAAAGATGCAGGTGGAAGCATCTGGTGGTGTTATGCTTATGCCACCTAAAGAATCGAGCAATGACTAGATCAATAGGGCAATGGAAACTACCACAGCCTACAGACTTAAAAGAAGAAAAAGAGTGGGCAACAATACCAAGAATAGCTAGAACAATACCTTTTGGCTATGTGGTAGACGAACACGACCCTGATGTGCTGCAACCAGTAAAAGTAGAACTAGACTTACTGGAAAAAGCACGAGAGTACATTAAACAGTATTCCTACAGAGAGGTGGCAAATTGGCTAACAAAAAACAGTGGCAGAGAAATATCTCACGTAGGATTAATGAAACGATTAAAGAATGAGCGACAACGTAAGAACAAAGCTACAAGCCTACGCAGATGGGCAGAGTATGCCGAAAAAGCGATACACAAAGCCAAGGAAATCGAAGAAAGCCGTACAGGAGCAACCACCGAAGCCTGAAATAAAAGAGACTGTTATAGAAGCCCTACCGATAGAGGAGTCACGTAATGTTATCTTTCAGCCAAACAAAGGACCTCAAACATCGTTTCTGGCTGCAGGTGAAAGAGAAGTTCTTTATGGTGGTTCAGCAGGAGGTGGCAAATCCTACGCAATGTTAGCAGACCCTTTGCGTTATATGGGGCATCCTGCATTTAGTGGCTTACTACTGCGTCACACCACAGAAGAGTTAAGAGAACTTATATTTAAAAGTCAAGAACTCTACCCAAAAATATGGAAGGGTATTAAGTGGTCAGAACGAAAGATGCAGTGGGTTGCACCGTCAGGTGCAAGACTGTGGATGTCTTACCTCGACAGAGATGATGATGTTCTACGCTACCAAGGACTAGCATTTAGTTGGATAGGATTTGACGAACTTACACAATGGGCAACACCCTACGCTTGGAACTACATGAGATCACGATTAAGGTCTACATCATCTGATCTGCCAGTGTATATGAGAGCAACAACAAACCCCGGAGGACGAGGGCATCATTGGGTTAAGAAGATGTTCATTGATCCTGCAGCATACAACAAGGCATTTAATGCAACAGACATTGAAACAGGAGAAGACCTCAAATATCCTGCAGGACACCAGAAAGCAGGACAGC